TAGAGGAAATACCAACAAAAAAATAAGATTTAAAGACAAAAGTGTCAAAATAGTGACCCCCCACAATGCAGCAACAATTAAGGCGTATATCGACAATAATGGGTTAATGTATAAAAATAACAAGGCATTCTTCAATACTTCTAGTATTATTGGATATATATTATACGGAAATACCTAAAAATATAAATAATTAAACATGTTACTAATAACAGAACAATCATTTGATACAATAAAACTGTCTATTCTTGAGGGAATAGAGGGCAAACCCAAATCATACTACCTAGAGGGTATTATGATGCAGGCTGAAACAGTTAATAGAAATGGACGAAGATATCCTTCCCATATATTAATGAACGAGTGCAAGAGATATACAAAAGAATTAGTTGAAGAAAAACGATCATTTGGGGAATTAAATCATCCATCAGGACCTACTGTGAATTTAGATCGTGTCTCTCATATGATCAAAGAATTACACCAAAACGGAAATGATGTATACGGAAAAGCAAAAATATTGTCCACACCCATGGGCAACATTGTCAAAAGTCTGATTGACGAGGAAGCAAAACTAGGAGTTTCTACTAGAGGGATGGGATCTTTAAAAAAGATAAATGAGATAAATGAAGTACAAGAAGACTTTATGTTGTCTGCGATAGATATTGTTGCAGATCCATCTGCTTCTAAAGCATTTGTTAATGGTATTATGGAAGGAAGAGAATGGGTATGGGATAACGGATTTTTGCGTGAGGAAATAATCGCAAAGTACAAAAAAACCATCAAAAATACATCTTCTAGAAAATTAGAAGAAACTACCCTATTCTTATTTAATAAATTTCTTACAGAATTATAATTGTCAAAAATATAAATAATATAAATAAAACGGAGGATTTCACAGTGCCACAACATAATCAACAAGTACAACAACCAGAAATGGACGCAACAGGTAGAGGATCATTTGATGCAACAGGAAGAGGATTTCAGATTGCTCAACCTATAGCTCAACCAGAAACAGCTCCACAAAACATGCAATCATTGCGCCCAGGTGGTGGATTGTCTGATGCTTTGTATGCTGTTATGTCAAATCAATCTGCACAACAAGCTGCACCACAAGCTGCACCACAAGCTGCACCACAAGCTGCACCACAAGCTGCACCGCAAGAAGTTTCGGACGAAGAAACAGAAGAAAATGCTAATTTAAAAACAGAAGATTATCTTAATGCACTGTTTAATGGTGAAAATTTATCAGAAACATTTAAAGAAAAAGCAAAAGTTATTTTTGAAACTGCATTAACACATAAATTAAATTTAGCAGAAAAAGCTATGGCTGCAGCTTCATATGAATTAATACACGAAGAAATATATAATGGTGTTAATGTTGGAATACAAACAGGGGTTCGACAAATTTCAGAAGCTGTAGACGAATATTTAACATATGTCGGTCAAGAATGGTTAGTTGAAAATAAACTCGAAGTAGAGAGTGGACTACGAACAGAAATATCAGAAAATTTCATACAAGGTCTAAAACAATTATTCGAGAACAGTTTCATGGAAGTTCCAGAAGAAAAAGTAGATCTTATTGATGGTCTTTTTGAAGAAAAAGAAATAATAGAAACTACACTAAATGAGACAATTCAAGAAAATATAAAACTTAAAAATCAATTAGCAAAACAACTTTGTATTGAAAGTTTTACAGTAATTTCTAATGATTTGACTGACGTAGACATGGAAAAACTTGCTAAATTAACAGAAGGTCTTGAATTCAGTTCTATTGAACAATACACAGAAAAGGTGCAGTTATTAAAGGAATCATATTTTAATAACAGAACACTTCCAACAAAGAAACAACCCGTAGTTACAACCGAAGCATCCCCACTAATGGAAAATTATGTTAATGTTCTCAGTCGTCAATTAAAGTTGTCGTCCAATCTCAAAAAATAAATTTTTATATATAATATACTCAAACAATATCAAGGAGAGAATAACACATGGCATTCACTAATCATAAACAAGTAATTTCAGTTCAGTCGGTACCCAATGGATTTACGTTTGCTGCTTCTGGATTTACAACTGCAGTTAACGGAGCATCTGGTCCATCTGTGATTTCAAAGCACTCAAGTACTATTTTGACTGTAACTGGTGCTCAGACAACAATGACATTTACACCAATATACTATACACCATCTGGTGTAACTATTGCTGGTCCAGTAACAAAGGTAGCAGAAGCAAATTCACCACTACATCAAAACGTAAGATTGCATTCATTCACTGGTTTAACTGGTGGTTCAATCACTTTCTTATCATAAACTAAATATTAAAATAATCAAACTTATAAATACTTAAACAGGAGAATCAATAATGGATTTTAATAAAACTACACCGTACGACACTTTACTAGAAAAATGGTCACCAATAATCGACCATGCAGATATGCCACGAATCGATGAACAACATCGTCGTCGATGCACTGCTGTTCTTTTAGAGAATCAGTCAAATGCTTTGCGTGAACAATATCTAACTGAAGTTGGCGCAAACAACATGGGCGGAAATTTCGCAACAGGACAAGTTGGTTCTGCAGGCGGTCTCGCAGGATATGATCCAATTCTGATCAGTCTTGTTCGACGTGCAATGCCTAACGTTGTTGCATATGATGTTGCATCTGTGCAACCGATGAGTGCTCCAACAGGTCTCATCTTTGCAATGCGAACAACTTATGATGGTCAGACTGGTGCAGAAGCAATGTTCGATGAACCATGGGCAAAGTTCTCTGGAACTGGTGGTACTTCAGTCGGTGCATCTGGTGCTGCAGTTACTCCGATCAATCCTGATGGAACTAAGGAAGATAACCTAACAGATTTCATCGCAATGTTGACTTCATCTGGTGAAAAATTGGGTACCGATAGTAATGCTTTCAAGGAAATGGCGTTCACAATCGAGAGAGTTGCAGTAGAAGCAAAGACTCGTGCTCTCAAGGCCGAGTACACCACAGAACTCGCACAAGACTTGAAGGCAGTTCATGGTCTTGACGCAGAGTCAGAACTCGCAAATATTCTTAGTGTTGAAATTCTTAACGAAATCAACCGAGAAGTTCTTCGAACTGTTTACTACACCTCCAAGATTGGTGCTCAACATCCAGATCTTGCTGGTCCAGGTGGAGTTTACGATCTGAACACAGATTCAGACGGTCGTTGGAGTGCAGAACGATTCAGAGGTCTCATGTTCCAAATCGAACGAGAAGCAAACGAAATCGCCAAGTCTACACGTCGCGGCAAGGGTAACTTTGTTATCTGCTCTGCTGACGTTGCAAGTGCTCTCGCAATGGGTGGTTTCCTTACCATCTCTCCTGCACTTAATGTCAATCTCAATGCAGATGACACTGGTAACATCTTTGCAGGTATCTTGAACAACAAGATGAAGGTCTTTATTGATCCGTTCGCTGCATCTGGTGTTGACTTCGCGGTAGTTGGATATAAGGGTGCATCACCATACGATGCGGGTATCTTCTATTGCCCTTACGTTCCGCTCCAAATGGTTCGTGCAGTAGATCCTGGAACCTTCCAACCAAAGATTGGATTCAAGACTCGATATGGAATGGTTCAGAATCCGTTTGCCAAGGGTAGAGGTGTAGTTGCTGGGACGCTCGCGGCTCAGTCTAATCAGTACTACAGAATCATGCGTGTGCGTAATGTTCACGGTAACGGTTGATAATCAATAAAAGATAGGTTTAAAAGGCAGGGAGTCATTTCCCTGCCTTTTTTTCTTTATAAATACTTGTGAGAGTTTATGCTAGATTTTAATAATTTACCAGAGTATATCAAAAAACAACTACCTTATGATTTAAGTGTTGATCAAACTTTACCAGATACAAACAATTATTTAGCAAACAATAAATTTATTTTTATGTTGCGTCGATGTCCCACCTTGACGCATTTTTGTCAAAGGGTCAATGTTCCTTCAATATCTTTTGGTGTTTCTGCCCAATCAAATCCGACTGGACACGCTCCAACCAAAAGACCTGGAACTTCATATGTCCTGGACGACTTGACTGTAGGGTTCTTAGTTGATGAAAATATGAAAACTTGGTTGGAATTGTATTCTTGGTTCGTAGGTATGGGTCTATATAATGGCTCATTTGAACCCCTAAAAGAGAAAGACAAAGTTTCTGACGCATTTCTTTTGATAAACAACAGTGCGTCTATTCCTATTCTTTCTGTGTCTTTCTATAATGTTTTCCCTAATTCTATTTCTGGGATTGATTTTGATGCAACTCTAGAGGATACATTTCCAATAATATCAAGTGTGTCTTTTTCATATACTTATTATGAGATAAAAGTATTATAACTATGCATACTCCACTTTTCAATTCTCCGTATTTTTCTAGATTTATAAAAAATACTAATAACGTTCAAATAAATGTTAATGTGTATGAATATTACAATATGATTTACACATGTTTTGGAGGTGGTTATTCTCTGCAATCACAAGAATTAAACGAACTACAAGAACAAATTGCAAATCAAATGTCCCTCATGAATGAATTTATGGGAAAATGGAGTATTGCACATGATTCTGATCCTTTAACTTTTTCGAATATATTACCAGTAGCAACAAATACTAATATCGTCGGTTATATTAATAGCGGATGGTATTTGTTTGAATATAATAATTTTCATCATTTTGTATTATTACCAAATATAAGTTATCCAACACAAGAATATCCTGAAATATATCTCAAGGATAATATCAAAGCAAGAAA